TCAGGTTTGCCCGGTTTTCTCGCCTGATTCCCGGCTTTCCGTATGGAAATCGTAGCCAAGAAAGAAGCCTAATTGCTGCAAATAGATATTCGTGGTGCTGATGTCCTGGTGGCCGAAGTAATCCCGGATCTGCAACAAGTTCATTCCCGAAGCTACCAGTTGGGAGGCCCGGCGATGCCTTAAAGCGTGCCAGCCGAACAATTTTATCTTAGCCTCTAAACAGGCATCTTCCAGGAACCGGGGATAAGATGACCACTCCGGGAACAAACGGCCCTCTACGGGCAGTTTCAGGCCTCTGACGGCCTCTGGCAAGGGTATCCGTCTCGGCTCTAAGTTGCCTAATTTATTCTTTCTCGTCCAAAGAGTCAAGACGTTTTCGCCGATGTCTTCAGCCTTGGCCCGTAAGGCTTCACCTATGCGACAGCCTGTGGCTTTGACGAACTCCAAAAGCTTCTGCTGGTCATCGTTCAGGTGGTCACAAACTATGACCAAGTGGGCGTCCGGGGGGATATATTTCAGCTTCTTGTCCACCGGGTAAGGCTTGATTCCCTTGATCGGGTTCTTGTCCAGGATTTCCAGGGTATCGACGGCATAGTAGAACATTGCCTTTAAGGCCCGGATGGTCTTATTGACCTGGTAGTTGTCCTTGTCCTCTTTTTTGAGACGCTTGGAAAGGTCTAGGAGGTAGTCGTGGACTTGCCGCTTGCTTAGGTCTTCCACCCTCATCCGACCGAACTTCTTGGCGAAGGGAGAGAGGAGCTGCTTAGTAAACTTATAATAGCTGTCAGTCTTGGCCGCCTGGATGTAGTCGAGCCGATTATTGCAAAGCTCCAGGATGGTCATCTTGCTCGGCTGCTTGAGCGTGGTCAGCCTTTCACCCTCGGCCCGTTTCGCTTCCTGCTTGGATTCGTAGATGGCCTTTGAATGATAGGTTACGCCGTTGTGGTCGAATTTGTACCAGTAGCGCAAGCCTTTTGCCAGTTTCCGTACATAAATTGACATTTTCGCCTCCTTTTATGATATATTTTTCGAACTGAAAAACTGGTGGTCGGAGTTTGTTCTTTTAAAATGGTTGGCGGTGTAGGGGGTGGAGGTTCCATGGAACGCTCGCTTCTTACGGTCGGAGAGGTAGCAGAAATCTTGAGGGTGTCGGTCAAATCTGTGTATAGAAATATACATAGCATACCCGGAGCTTTTAAGGTTTTCGGCACTTGGCGCTTCGACCGGGAAAAACTGCTTACCGGCTTGAAAGAAATGGCTGCCGGAAAAGGCAAAGGCCACGGCGATCGCCACGGCCTCGGCCGGTAGTACGGAAATGGGAGGGCTTTTTAGCTGCTCCCATTTCTTTTACCAATAAACATACTTACTCTTCTTCCTGTTGTACGGCTTCTTATTGACCTTCTTCCTCCTGTCGTTCTTTGTGCCTGCCGTGAACACCTGATACCCGATTTCCTTGCCGATTGATTTCAGCCCCTTGCCCACCTCGCCCCATACCGTCACTCGCTTTTTCATCTCTGGCCCCCTTGGTCTAGTTTGCCTGCTTATCCTAGAATAGGCCGATTCTTATTTTTATTTCAAAGGACGCTATTGGACAGATTAACCCAATGCTGCCCGTAATCCCTCTATGATGTTTTGATAAAAACCTATCCCGTAATTCTTACCTGCCCCGAGCCGCTTTTTCCTCTCCAAGCCCTCCACCCATTCCTGCCCTTTCATCAAGGCGATCCGTCCGGCCACCAAATCATTCAGATTGACGTGTATCGAGCTATGGCACGAATGGCATAGCGGTATGCAGTTGTCTAAGTCATAACGCAGGGCCGTGGACTGGCTCTTCTTGACGTAGTGGTGAAGGCACGAATAAGGGCCTCCGCAGACTATGCACTTCTTATTAAGTTCCCTGCCCAATTCTTGAAGCAGCTGGTCTGCTTTCTTTTGGAGCGTTGTCTTGCTCACCTTCCTTGGTTTTTTGAGCATTGTTTTGAGTTATTGACCATACTTGGCCTATTTAGACTAAGTATATCAATAACTTAGCCGTGTTACAATGGAGGTAAAGAACGCTCATTAAAACGAAAGGGGGCCGAAAATGAAACCGATACTTCTGTACTACTGCTTGAATTGCTCCCGGTCATGCCGGGTGTCCTGCCTTTTCCCCTTGGGAGGGGGCTCAGCCGAAATCCGTTACTGCAACCAGTGCAAAATCCAAGACTGCTTGAACACGGACTGCCTAACGGCGGTCTGCTACGTCAAAGGCTGTAACAAGGAGGTAGCGAATGGATACGCATAATTGGACGCAAGACGTCTACATCGGGCCTGCGCTTTTGGAGGGAATGCCCTACGTCACCCAAGTTCAGGGCTATGTCTGCCGGAGGTGCGGCGAAACCGTCTCTCTGCCGGACTGCAAGGGCAAACTCTGCCTGACGCTTATGAGCTTCGGGTGTACCGGGGCCAAGCCCAAAGTCAAATGGCAAGCTCCGATGCCTGAACCCAAATCAAGGGAAGACGTCAACAAGAGGGATTACCCGGCCAAAAAAAGGAGGTCAAAATGTGCCAGTTAAGAGTCTGTGCCTGGCATGACGGGGTTTTCGGCTGTAATGTCGGTCAGACGACTTACGACTGTGACGCCTGCGACTGCCTGGCCGAATGTAAAGTAGCGGAACAATGGCAAACCTTCACCCTGAAACAGAAAGAGTCCTGCAACGCCACGCATGGTATATGCCTGGCTTGTCTGGCTGCAAGGAGGATGGAAACTAGCCGGGGGGTGTTAAATGAAAAAATCAGTCCTGATAACCTGCTGCCCTAAGTGCTTCAAAGACAAGGACGGTAATGACTGCGCCATGCTCACGACTAAGCCAAGCAAAGTCGTCTATCTGTTCAACTTCAAGCTCTGCAAGGAGTGCAAGCCATGAAACGCTGGTATCGGATTCTCATCAACGTGACCTGGTGGATAATGTTCGTCGGCTACATGGTCCTGCTGGCAGTCATGATCCGCCGCTATTGGGGGTGCTAAATGCTCAAGAACATCTGCATGGTAGTAATCACGCTTTGCATCGTCTTCCTGACCTTCCTGTCTTTCCTCTACACGAGAGAGGCCCTGTTCTATGTCTACGGCAAGGCTTTTACCTGGGGTACGGTATTCAATACCGGTAATCCTGGGGTCACTAAAGAATGACTTATCCACAGGCCGCCGCCAAATTTTTAAAGGGAGAATATGAAATCTCCCTTTTTTCTTTTAAAGTTAGGCACTTGCCCGTGTATTAAGAAAATGTTAAGATTAAATTACCTATGCTTATAAATAACTACGCAATCAAAGACGCCTCTGTGAAGTGTCTGGCCCAAAGCCAGCAGGGAGTAGTTACCCTGATAAGCCACTTCGCCGAGGCTTTTTTGGTTGCAGCAACTCTATGGAAACTGGATGGATAAAACTTCATCGCAAAATAACGGAAAGCTCCGTTTGGAAAGACCCGGAAACAATCGCCACCTGGATCTGGTGTCTGACCAAGGCTACTCACAAGGATTATAAATTCCCTTTCAATGGAGGTGATATTGAGATAAAAAGCGGCCAATTTATTACAGGCCTCTTTGTGGCTTGTAAGGAAATAAAGGTTTCACCCAGGAAATATCGGACTTGCATAGCATATTTGCAAAATACTGGGAGAATAACCGTAAAATCGACAAACAAATTTACGCTAATATCAGTATTAAAATGGGAGAAATATCAAGACAGCGACAAACGACTGACAAACGAACGACAAACGACTGACAACATACAAGAACATAAAGAACATAAAGAAATAAGGAAGAGATTAAAAAACGGGGAAGAAACAGTCCTAAAAGACGGGTTGAGGGTTAAAAAGGCCTTTGGTAAAATTGTAACCGTTGAAACTAATTGCGATGTCAGCGAGCGTGACTATCCAGAAATTAAATATTTAACATAACTCTATGGGATTTTGGAAAAAGATGCTTGAAGAGTCTGGCTTTGAAAGAGAAAAGGCCGAACTAAGGGCTAAGTCTGACAAGCCTGACGCCTACAAGAAAAGGGATCGTGAGAATTTTAATCAATTAAACAAAAATGTATGAGGGAAATTAAATTCAGGGTGTGGGATAAAGAAAACAAAACATTACGCTGTGACGTTCTTTCAGTTGATGTTGGTTTTAAAAATAGTAATAACATATATTTTAAAGAAGGTAGTTTTGCGAAGCCAGGACTTTATGAACTAATGCAATTCACCGGACTCAAAGACAAGAACGGCAAGGAGATTTATGAGGGTGACATTGTTTCTTGTGTTGGCGGCTATGAAGCACCAGAAGGGTATGACTCACACGAAGAACCAGCTCAGGTTATTTTTGATAAAGGCACCCTCCAATTTGTTGCTAAGTGTGTATGCGGATGTGAAGAATGGCCTTTATATGAATATGATTTAGATGAAGTAATCGGCAACATCTACGAGAGTCCTGAATTACTAACTCAATAATATGACAATCCATTGCCCAAACTGCGGCTATTCCGGCAAGCCGAAAATCAGGCAGCGCGGATCGTACTTTCTGCTCTTGCTCTTGCTCCTTCTGGCAATCGTGCCGGGGGTGATTTATCTCTTATACATGGCGACCGGCCGTAACATCAGCTGCCCGAAGTGTGGGTACAAATATGTGATTAGAAATTAGGGGCTTAATGGCCTCTTTTTTTATATGGCCCTAAAAATCTGACTCCATTAAAATGGACAAGGTGCGTTGGGTCACTTGCACACCAAACCTCTGTCTCCCATGCTACAACTGATAAGAATTTGCGGAAAAGATCCCCTCTGTCCGGGAAAGCCGTAACATAGACAAGCCCTGCGGTCGAATCTTCAAAAAGGTCTGCTAATTCTTTGTGCCTATCTCCGTCAACTGGTCCGCTGCTTGCCACTGCCTCAACTAATAATAGCCAGTTTCTCTCTCGGCAATAAATAACGACATCCGGCATTTTGCCGTGCTTATCGACTTTTACTCCTAAAGATGATAATAGCTCCTCGTCAAAATATCCCCACTTTGTTCCTGTGTCTCCGACATAAACAAGCTCTCCGCCTGGAACAAAACAGGCTCCAAAATGTTCGATAATAGACTTTATTAGCTCTGAATGTTCTCCTGGGCTGATGGTCAACTCTTCACCGCTTTTTAGCTTTATCGGTATGCGGTGCATATCCCTGGCTTTGGCATATTTAGCAGACAATGTTTCTCTTATCTTTAAATATTCCGCCAGTGATTTCGTCCAGGTAGCAGAACCGAACTGGCGGAATAGCTCTAAGGCATGCTCTTCAACTTGGTAGCAATTTAAAGAGCTGTTCGGCGGCCTTGTTGGATCATCAGGGTTATGCAGGAGTACACCGGCCAATACCATTTGCTTGACGCTGTATTTACGTAAGCTCTCGCGGGTATTTTCAGCATAATTCTTGTTTAGCTTCTCCCTGGCGAAATCAAGCATAGCCCGAATTCCAATCCTCGGATTTTCAACCTTTGTCCAATCCTTGTCGGCAGTGAGGTTAAGCAGAGCAAGCAGACATATTGCCGTCCGGTCATTAAGTTGCTCTCTCGGCATGCCGAGGACTTTTAAAATGCCTAATGCTTCTGCTATGCGCTGTTCTACTGTCGCCATAATCCCTCGATTTCCGAATATAGTTTATCAATCTCTTGTTGGTTTCCTGACAATCCTTTGGCTTTGTCTCCAAGAGCCATCAGAAAATCCCTGCTCGGGTATTTTAATTGCTTTAGATCAGTCGCATTTACTTGGGTGTGTCCGCTAAAACGCCTGAAATATTCATCAACCGCTGACGTATTTAAATATGCCGTCAATCCTCTTGCCAAGTTCTCTGATAATCCGGCTTTATTCTCATGAAATACATTGAGATGGTTTTCAAAGCCAAGAACTTGCACGTCTGGAAAAATATCAGGATTTACCACGCTGGCGGTAATGCGCCGCTTTTCTTCCTTTGACGAAAATCTACGCACGACACAATAAAAGCCGTTAGGATATAGCCATTTCCCAGTCTCGGCATTAAACGCAATGGCGTTGGGTTTCTTCGAGCCGTTAATAGGCCAATTTGTATTTTGCCCGTCGAAATGGCAGGGATAAAGCAACGGCACGTCTCCGCTTTCTTCTGGCATATCGTGCAAATGTTCTTTTAGGCGAAAATCAACTACTGGACCGGTAGAAACCGCTATTCCGATATCTTTAAGGGAATAGTTAGCTGATATTGACGATTCCATCGTATTTAGCCCTGGAGAGGTAGGAACGTGAATAAATCTATCAGCATCGCCAGCAAGAACTATCCTATCAAAGGAATATGAGCAAGTTACTAAATCAGTAAAACTATCATCTGTCGAAGTAGTCACGGTAATATCGGATTGCTTGGCTCCTCGCTCAATCATTATGATGATATTTTCTTGCAAGACATCATCGTCTTTAAATGCCTTTTTGCGTGAATCAAATAGGTGGATATGTCGAATAGCTGAATGCTCAAGAATAAAATCACGGAATGGCTTGTAATATGGGCCATTACAGAAACTTCTGGGTATGATAGCAACTAATTGCCCGCCCTCGGACATAAGCAATAAAGTCAAGGCTACGAAAGCGGAATAGAGGTTAACGGTCTCAATACCCACTTCTCTAAGCAAAAGACGGTGCCTGGAGTTGCTGTTTATCTTCTTGTATGGAGGGTTAAGGATAGCGTGGGTGAATTTATCGAAATTGCCGGACTGTATTTTGTTGACTGCGTGTTCAATAAAGTCTCCGCCGATCACTTCGTAACTAACGTTTGAGTATACTGATAATGAGCTGTTTAATTCGCCATGAATATGGGTGTCCAGCTCAAATGCTGATATTTTAATTTTGTCAAATAACTGCCTTTCAATAAAGGCGGTAGAAAGAGAGCCTATGCCTGCTCCTGGGTCAATAAGCTGGCAATTGGCTCCTGCCTTAGCGCTAAACAATGAAGCCATAAACTTTGCAACGCTGGCAGGGGTGAGAAATTGACCGAATTGAGACTTTTTGGATGGCTCGGTACGCCTTGAAACTATTAACCTTGTCTTTTCAATCTGCGATAACAATTTTATGCCTCCCTCTAAAAGCTGCAATATATCCCAAAACGCCTATTTTTTCCACCATAACAAAGGACCGCGACACAATATGTCATAAGCCCCAAAACGGCCCAAAATAAAAACAGCCCTCCCAGAGTGCCAGGAAGGCCGTAAATCGTTAAATTTGTCGCTCAGAATCGTTTTTTTGACGCTCCTAGAGCGCTTGAAAGGGTTTCTCTCCTGCTAGATACTCTGATTTCTTTAGTTGACTCCAAATCTCATACATTGCAGGGTTCATAATCGCCTCAATATTCCAACCGCCCCAAATAGCAGCATTGATTTCCTCATTCTTTGGAAGCCGTTTTAATCGTCTTGCCAGATAGAGGGCTACTTTCATTTCATTGGCCAAATTTCGCTTTTCGTTGCGGTTGTATCGGTGGTAGGCCCTCGGCTTGTCCCAGTCTTTAGGACTGATTGGATTGGACATAGATGACCAATAGAAGTAAGGGGATGGGTCTATTGCCCCTCCATAGCCGTTATCCTTGTTAATGGTGGCTCCGTTAAATGTCCGTTTTAAGCCGAAATGAAGATGTGAACGAGTGGTATAAATACCGGTATTGTCGCATTCGCCGATCATCCTGCCCCTATTTACCTTGTCTCCGACCTTAACCATTACGCTTTTTAGGTGATAATATACGGTATAAAAACCTTCGCCCTTGGTTGTGCTGGTCAGGTTTATTGAAATGCCGCCCTTTGCGTCTTCCCCTGCCCAGGTAACAACGCCATCGTGAGCGGCGTAACACTCAAACCCATTAAAAGCTCGAAAATCCAAGCCATTGTGTGCAATTAGCCCCGGTACAATTTCTCCGTAAAACTTTTTATCATTTTGGTAAAATTGTGAGCCAAATGGCTGTGTACAAAAAATGTGGCGCAACGGCAGCCCAAGTTTTATGTCCATATTGATATTATTACAGTTAGCCACCCCAGACCGAGCGCAATGAGCGTAACCAACGCCCAATAGGGGTAGTAGCCTTTTCTTTGGCGCATATAAGTATCATTTGCATTAAACGCATAGCCAATTCGGCTTCTTCTTTGTTTTCAAAATAATTCCCTGACTGCTTTCTGGCCCACCAATTATAATAATCTGATTCCTCGGCCTGGAGGATAGACCGGCATTCGTGTACATAGAAATAGGACTTGGCCATAGTTTTAAAAATTACCCCAGACTATCTTGCCTCCGACAACCGGGATCGCCTCGGCGTAGTAATGGGTTTTCTCATAAGTGACCATTGAAAAGCCGGTCTGCCAGTTCGCCACTCCCTTGATGTATTCGGGGTTCAAGTCGCATAAGCAGCCGGATTCTACCCAGACATATTTGCCGCTTCTTTTAGTCGAATAATAGGCGCATAATCTGTGAGTGTGGCCGGTAACACCTGACATACCCTCTCGCTCGAATTCAGCCTTGCCGGTGTAGCCGGAGAACTTGCGGACGACATCGCCGTGCTTGTAAAGGACGCCTTTATATTCAAAGTCCTCCATGTACTCGATCTTGTGCTGCTTCAGTTCTAAAAGGTTCTCGATTTCCAGGCTTCTAAGCGAAGAAAGGGCCGGGGCTTGCTTCCATAGATAACGGCGCAGTCGGTCTAAATGGTTTGAGTTTAAAAGGATTATTCTGGCCTTCGGGCAATACCGCCTTAACAGGCCTAGATACATCGTTACGGTGTCGATTTCTTCTTGGAGATTGGAGAGGCGTTTCGGGTCTTTGTCGAAAGAGCTAAGAGCGTAGAAATCGTGGGCTTCGTGGATAACTATTATTTGCGGTTGGACGTATTCACAGAAGTCTAAAGCCAAATTGAGAGCGGTTACATCATGGAACGGAACGTGCCAGTCTGTCAGTGAAACCACTCTCTCTTTGGGCATATTATTTGGAATGACTTAATAAGACATTTATCGCCCAGACTATCAGGGTTGTACCGATAACCCCTAGGCCTCCCCAGAATATTATCTCTACCCGTTTGCTGGCGTACTTCTTATCAGCGGTGTCAGTAAAGTCTTTGACTATCCTTCGGAACTCTTCGATATTCTGCTCTTCCTTGTCGATGTGGCTGTTAAGCCCTCTTTCCACCCGTCCAAGAATTTCGCTATGAGTATCTAGCTTTCCCTCTAGTCTTGTCATATCGAGTTGCATTTTAGTAATCTTTTCATCGCTCATACAAACTGGCATATTGATCTATTTTACAAGCAATAGCCCACGCTAAGGCAGTCGCTAAAATTGTGATAATAATAAGTCTGACAGTAGCCATCTGATTATCTTTAATAATACCACGGCCCAAAGGACGCCGATTATGCAGAGATAGAAGCCCATTAGGACACGGCCTATTATCTCCATCATAGAGTTAAATCTTGGAGATACCGGCCCTCAAAGTGATTACTGACAAGCCTTCAAGGATCATCTGGTTGTTGCTTTGCAGCAAGCCGAGAATGACCATGAGGATTCCTACGATGTAGGCCTTTTTCCCTTTCAGGAATTCGATTGTCTGTTGCATTGACGTTATTTAATAATTATGGTAGAGCGAAGATATATGACTAAGACTATCGGCTTTATTTTACTGGCAATCGCCTGTATTATGTGGCCTCCACTATTTATTGTTTTGCTGTTTGTCTTCGGGTTGGCCTTCTTGGTTATTTAGGTTGTTAATAACAGCACTAAACTTAACGGCATCAACCAGGAACTCTTTTTCTGTTTCTGTAAGTTTCTTCCCGGCTTTCAATTTATTGATAACACCAGTTACAAAGCCTGCTTCCGTTCCTGCTGCCGTTCCTAACATTCTTAGGAGCGGTATTATTATTTGCGGACTGGCCAAGACTGCGCCAATCACTGCTCCAATTAGGCCACCGGCTGCATATCCAGCTCCTGCTGGCAGGACTCTCATATAGGTTCCGACCTTGTTGCCTTCCGTCCGTTGGATGTCCTCCATCGCTTTCAAGATGTTAATATCCTCGGTTATGCCCGGTTTTATCTCCTCTAAAATAGCCAGGGCGTTCTCTCTGCCCTTATTGGTAGCGTTCGCGATTTTGGTCAGGGCGTTCGACTTGAAGCGCACCTCTCCGGTCGCTTTGTCCACCTCCAAGAATTCTTTTTTAATCTGATTGTACTGCTTCACCTTCGGGGCATATGATTCGTCTAGTGCCTTTAACTCCTTAATCTGCGCCTTGCCAGCCTCGTCAAAAGTGGCTCGGAGCTTCATCGCCACGGCCTCTGATGTCTTGGTTTTGCTTGCGTCGAACTTTGCCAGGTTGCTTAGGGCTTCTCTGGCATTTAGGAACTCATTGGCGGTCAGTTTTGTGGCGCTGGAAGTGTCAATGTAAGTGTCAATAAATGACTGAATCCCGGCTAGGTCGGTTTGAGACATCGGCTTAGTGTTTCTAGTGGTTACGATTTTATTCGCATTATCCAGTGCGATGCCGAACTCACTTAAGGCTGATTTGATTTTAACGGTTGGGATGGTGGCAGCTGACTGCGACTGTCTGACTAGATTATAACCAGTACCAGTGTCCTTCTTCTCCTCGATCAGCTTCGTAATATTCTCCATAACGCTGTCGGCTAGCTTTGTCCGGTCATATAAGGAGATTTGGTCTGGCGTAAAACGCTCCGGCTGGCCAACAACTTGGCGAATGGTGCCAGGTTCTAGCCCGGTGGCTTTTGAGGTTATGTATTCTGCGGCTGGCTTGACGTTCTGCGCTGCTTTTTCTGCTGTGGTTTTGAGCAATCCGGGCTTAGTTTCTGCGACGGTTTTCTTGCCAGACAGAAGGCTCTTAGCCCCTAATACCGGGATAATGGTGCCTGCCGGGTCATTAACCAGCGATTTCCTTGCCTTGCCCAAGTTCCCTGATATAGCTTGCCTGATGGCCTGCGGCACAAGCACCTCTGCTGCTGCCCCTGGCACCTCCTTTAAAACATTCATCAAACCGACTCCTTCCTGCTTGGCTTTCTGGGCGGTGTCTACGGCCTGGGCGAATGTTTTTCCGGTATTAAATGGGTTGAAAAGCTCCAACATCCCCTTGGCGAAAGAAGCTAATGAGCTAGGAGTGTTGGTTATGGCCTTGGAAATGGATTGTGAAGCCGTGTCGGTGTCTTTGGCCGGTTGAGGCACGTTTGACTGCTGCTGATACTGCTGGGCGCTAGAGCCATTCTTAGATTTCTCCTGCTGATAAAGTGAATAAACAGACTTCACATATTTAGGAACATCATATTTTACGCCCGATGAGTTTACGCCCACTTTGCCCTCCCAATCAGGCTTGCCGGAGTTCCACATTGAAGCAATTTGAGCTGGGTTATACCCGGCTTTTTTCCAGTCTAAAAGCTTTAAATAAGTTGCCTTATTTTCATTTTCCAGCGTCAATGGCGCATTGGCGTTGCCCAAATACTTTTGGGCGGTTGAGCGCCAGGTAGAGGGCAAATACTGGTAACGTGAGGCCAGCTCTCCGCTTGCCCCCTTTACCGGCCTATTGCCGGTTTCATGCTGACGAATGGCTTTTGCTAGATTTACTACGTCTTGATCTAATGGCATGTTATTTACCAGCTCCAGTCACCTTCCATTGGAGCGGTGTTATTTTGTAAAGCTGAACCAGCCTCGCGCTGGAAGTTGGCAATCGCGGTTGAACGATTTGCCCGTTTCTGAATCAAGGTCTTGTCGGAATCTCCAGGTTGTGGGAAATACTGCTTGGCGGCGTTCTCAAATTCTGACGGCGATATCACGGCCCCGGACTCACGACGCAAGACGGAATTAATGAAGTTCCGCTCGGCTTGTTCGAGACGCTGACGATCAGATGACTTGAGGATATTCGGGAATTTCTCTTTTCCGGTTATCATTCCCCAGATTTCCTGTCCTACTCCTTCAAGTCCGGCGATAATCGAATTTGCCTCAATAAGCCTGTCATGGTATCCGGCAGCTTTTAGGTTGTCGGCGGTTGGTGGTTTTTGGCTTGGGTCGCTTGAAGCATCGAGCTTGGCGTAATCAAGGGCCAATTGCGCCTCTCTGTATGATTCATCGCTAGAGAACTTTGAGCGGTCGAGTTCGAGATTGGCGAGCTTGTAATTTTGATCAAAGGAGGTCGCGGACTGTGCTGCTGATTGGGCTACTTGAGCTTCCTGGTATTTTGCCTTAAGGCCAGCACGCACCAAGTTTACTGGTATCCCTGCGCTTTTTGCCAGGCTTATCAGCTCGTTTGACTGGTCCAGAGTAAGTTTGTCTGGGTCTGAACCTGACAACATATCAATCATGCTACCCAAAATGGTCTTTTGCTTGTCTGATAAATTCTGCGACTGCTCATAGACATACTGCTTCTGCTTCAATATCGAGTCCTGGGCCGATTGCTGGAGCTGGAATATCTGCATTTCGTCCAGTTGGTTGTTCCGGGCGTTATCTTGTAAGGCCTTCAGGTTCTGGTCGGCGATGTTGTAGAGGTCAATCATATTTGCTTCTTCTGCCGCTAACCCTTGCCGCTCAAATCCCCTCTGCTGTTGCAAAACTTGCTGCTGACCCCTGACAATGCCAGTGGTAATTCCTCGGCCCTGGCCCTCTAGGCCCATTATCCCTTGCTGTGTCGATAGGTCGTAGTTCTTCAGTTCGTCCTGCCTGCTGGCGAGGTTGGTTGCTGCTGTGGCGCGGTTGGTTATGGCTTGCTGGATTTCTGGCGCGTTCTGAGAGCTGCGGTATCTGGCGATGAAGTCGTTTAATTGTGTTTGAAACTGGTTTTCATCAAAAGTGGGTATCTGCTGATTTTTAGCCTTAGCTTCTGCCAGCTTAGAAGCATTATCACCAACCAGAGCAGCCGTGGATATGGCTGATGGAACTTTAGGAACGCCGTATAAGGTATTTCCTATGGGTTGGATGTTAGTAAAAGCGGCCTGCTGCGCCGTTTGGTTAGGGTATTTAGACCCTTGAATAGGCACAGATCCTTGCGGTGCTGCACGAACTCCTAAATCTTTTGTGTAGGTCGTGCCGATCATCTTCGGGTCGGCTATGCGTTGGTTGGTTTGTGCGTCAAAGAGGTCTTTTGACCCTTGGACACGATAAAAGTCAGCCATATTAGATGTTTATGTATTCAAAGTCGATAGTTATCGTTTTTATTTGAGGAGCAGAAGTGGCGTCTGCTCCTGACTGGAAGACAACGCCTATATATACGTCTTGCGATGCACTCAAATTTACACTATCCGTCCCAGCACAAAATGTACTATTAAGCTCCTGCGGCGTAGCATAGGTGCCTGCCTTAGTATTGCGGTAGTTGGTGCATAGCTGGCTATATCCTCCGCTGGCTCCATAATAAAGCAATACTTGCAACGTCAGGCTCGTAGCAGAGCAAGACGACAGATACTCGACAGTAGCCGACTTAAAATGAGGGGCCATTTTATACGGAGCAGGAACCCTGAAATAAGAAGTGTACAAAGAGCCTGGGCGGTAAGAGGAAGTATTGACCTGTTGCAGGCCGCCAGAGGTAGTCGTTCCAGAAGACATCACCTGTAAACCGCCGGTAACGCTGGAAAGAAGCCCCGAAGTTGTTCCATCTCCGGTCGTGATGTGGTGCAGCGCGTTGTTTACCCCGTCCATCGGAGAGCCGAAAGTGTACAGCTTACCACTTGAGTTCCAGGAAACGAACTTCTCATCAGTTTGTATCCCCCCGTTTATAGGCAAGTCGTCGTTGAATGTGCAAACTGTTTTAAACTTGGCCCCATCGAATATTTTCAGCTTTGACAAATAAGATGAAGTGGCTTGGTTGCGCTGTCCTCTGGTAAAGCATATCGGGGTTCCGTTCCAAATGGCCGCCGAATTGACATAATAATCATCAATGTCAACGATTTTATAAGGATCTAATGACAGATAATCCCACAAGAACATCTTAGCATCTGATTTTTCGTAAGCGTCAGAGCCTGTGCTTTTATAGGCAAAAATAGCGAGAGAGGGAATCCCGAAGTCAACTTTTCTAATCGAGGTTATCTTGTAACCCAATGGAAGAGTCAAAGAGCCTAAGCCGGTAGAAATAAATGTGCCATTGGCTCCAGTTTGCCCGTCAAAAGCTTTTAATACATTGCCGTCTCCGATATAGAGGATGTCGTCGTGGCCTATTTCCATCGGATGAACGCCGTTGCCCAAAGCCGCTGCGCTTGCCGGAACAGTGGACATAAAGTCATCATCGAATGTAGCGTCAAGATTGTATCTGCCGACATCCCCGTCAGTATTGTCAGACCAGGAATAAAAAGCGTATTTAGTTGTTCCGACATAGTAAGTGATGATGTCATGGCCAACGCAAGCAGAGTGTCCGTGAGGGGTAATTGTTTGCTTGGCTGGCGAGGTCAAGGCTCCGTTCGTGAGATTGTCCATTTCAATAATTTTGCCGTCAGTGCTGATGGAATACCCCTTGCTATTGTGGACAATGATGTTTTTTAGCACTCCTGTCACTACGGAAACATTTGTTACGTTGGTTGGCAGCCTGCCTGGAGCCAGCACACCCAAAACTGACAACGGATCAACTGATTGCGCCGAATAGTTGCCGCCACCGATAATGCTGTTTTGCCCTTTCGGACTTATCCCAGCGAGCCAATCTTTGTGGTTATAAACCAGTTGGCCACCAGTTTTGTTTGTGATTAGTTCTGGCATTTATGTAAGTGTTAGATAATACCAAGCCCTTGTTTTATTGGAATAAATATAGAGCCTTTTGTCTGTGGGGGCTGAAACGCTGTCAACGTAGATTTTTATCTGCTGGCTTAATCGAGAGGGAGCCTTGCTTGGAATTTCCGTCACTGTCTCAATCATGCCGATAATGTCGTAAAAATTCATAGGCCTGCCATATTAATCCCACTTTTGTTTGTTATCGTACTCTTTGCGGTCTGGGTATTCCGCAGCCTTGCCCTTATTCCAGTTCTTTAAGGGGGTGATCCAGCCGACGACCCTAGAATATACATCGCAAGGCTGCCTCTTTTGTTTGATTGGTGTCATATTAGTTCTTAGATTTGTTAGTCCAGGTACTAGAGTACTTTGTCTTGTTCTGCCAAATCTGGTTGGGATTAATGGCTCTGACAATTTCCGTCAGCCCTATCGTGTCCGATACTCTCGCCACGAATGTCCTGACAAAAGATAACCCCTCCGTCATTCCGATTGTGTCCGATACCTGGATAAGCTTGGCTTTTACCGCAGCAATCGATTCGCTCAAATTGATAGTGTCCGACACGGAAAGTAGCCTTGCCCGGAGCGATGATAGCGATTCAGAAAGAGTAAAGGTGTCAGAAACGCTTGTTTTCAATCCTCGCAAAGAGTTCAGGGCCTCGGTCAAGCCGATGGAATCGGAGACGGAGACCAGAATGGCCTTGGCTGCGCTGACCGATTCGGAAATGGTGAAAGTGTCAGAGATAGAGGTTAGCCTGGTTCTTAAGTTTGAATTGGCTTCGGAAAGAGTGAAAGTGTCGGATACGGAAACTGTGGCTCCCGTTGCATAGGTGACGGATAAATATGGATCATTTGAAGTTCCAGTTTGATCTGAGTAATAAACAGCGAAATAACTATCTGCTAAAGTGCTGCCACCAGGATTTGAAGAATTATCAATATCGCCATCTGTTCTTGTGCCAAATTTAGAAACACCAGTCTTATTGATGTTGGCTATGCCACTAGCATTTAAGGTATACGTATTATAACCAGTGGTAGAAAACCCAGCATAAGTAATGTCAGTGTCACAATATCTGGTGTTTTCCCAATTAGAGACATTGAAATCGGAGGCAACTAAAGCTGTATTGCTTGCTGAATAGCCTTTAGTGATACCAATTTTAGGAGTAATGCTGATACCGTCAGTTTTTGATTTGCCATAAATAGCAAAAGTAGCTGCTGAAATACTAGCTCCGTCTGGTAGAGCTGAAGTATCGAAGCCAAAAATACCACGATACAAACGATACCAATTACCGCTCCCAGTAAGATGGCCATAGCCAGCGCAAGGCTCATTATAGGCATGATTGTCTAAAGCGTCTGTTCCGGCACCAGCACGAAGAACTGCAAAGCTTTCACCGCCTGGGTTATTTCTAAAAACCGATCCATCAACACTGGTTGTTTCAGGATTAGGATCAGGATAAAAGGTGTCAGTGGTTCCGAAAAAAGCAAATCCTCCTATTTTATAAGGGAATAAGACTAAAAGCAGACAGCCGACAAGTCCAGCAGGACTGAACCGCCATATCATTTTAGTTTGTCTAGCATTGGCCAAATAAACGAACGGAGAAAAGTTATAAGCTAGAGCCTCGGCAAAACGTGGGCGAGTAAAGAAGACCGCTTTGACTTTCTGCCTAGGGCGCCCCTTTTTGGTATATGACAATTCGATGACCGAATGAACTGAATTGGGCGTAATCCTATCTATCCTTAAAGACTTGAGTTCTTCTGGCAATCTGCGTAAGCCTAACAGCCACCGCAAATACCGCTTATTCGCTACGAATATTAATGTTTTCTGGTGCTTCTCAAAAAATTGATGGTTGAATTTAAACATATTTATCCTGATCACTTAAGAAACTTAAGGCTGGATAGTTGGCGTCTCTAATTTCCTTCAACCTATTATTGACATAAACCCTAATTTGCGCGTCAGTGAAGTTTCCAGGTCGAGAAAACTCTCTAGTAGCAATCCTAGCTGTCCTAACGTACTGACTGACAATCTCATTCTGTTTAGTTTCTGGGTTAATCTGCGAGACATTTTGAAAATCTCCTCGATAAATGATTATGCTAATACTCGTAGTCGCACCCGTCCTGACAATTCGATTAATTTTGTAGTCAATAATCATGATTTTATTAGGCAAAAATGACCTTGTATGTAGCAGCTAAAGTTTCGCCATTGGCCAAAGCCTTGGAGGTAGTCAGTTTACGGCCAAGCATTGTGCCGGTGGTTGCGTCGTTGAAGATGCCGATTTCCTCGACAGTGACAGAACCGGAAGCAGTCCAGGTCTTATCCAATTGTAAGGTATCGTTGGTGACATTTGTGGTTGATCGGGAAACCGTCGCAGCAGCTCGCGCAAGGCCGGAAGCGGCAATTTCAGTTACCAAGGCGGTCTGGGTAGCGGCTTCGGCGGTGGTGCCGGAGCCTACGGCCAGGTAGGTGAAAGGAACTGCGGAAGCATCGCCTGCCAATAAAGCGATAAGGGCTTTCCCGGCGTTGGTGATGACGTTTTTGATAAAGCCGGTATCGGAAATTACCTTACCGTCCTTATCTCGGTGGACCAAACGGACCATACCGACAAGTTTGATGCTGTTTTTCATACTCTTTTTATTGAGTTAATAATTTATTTAAACTTTTTGACTGCCCTCTGTAATCTGGGCGTGTCATATTTTGCTCTCCTGGAGTAAAATTTCTGGATATCTCCCTCGATCTGATTCAGCTTACTCTGTAGCGACCAGTCTTGCTTCTTGGTTCCGTTCCACACATTTGAAACGTACAGCGGAATGTACGGATGGAAAATCGTAGCGAAGCCTGGTCTTTTGGTAGTGTCGGCAGCAGCGAAGTAAGATGGCGCACGATTGAAGTAGATAATCAAGCCGCTTGCCTTGTCGTAGTTAGGTGTCGGGTAAAGATTTATTTGCGTACCGTCAACTTCAAAGTATCTAGGGACTCCTCCGCCTTTCATAAACTCCGATTCGGCGGTCGTGTAATCGCTCTTGTCAATCGGGTCCAGGGTGTAGGCGTTACCAGCCTCGTCTAAAACCTCTATGCGCTCGACTTCCAGCCAGTCTTGCAAGGCTGACGGAGTGTCAGAAAAAAGCCCGTAGTCTTTCTGGCCGTTTGCTAAAGCCGTTTCTGATGTTGGCTGGTCTGTATGGTTTGAATCATCCCATTTCATCCGTCCGTCAGACGTGATAATCAAGAAGGCTACCCGGCTCATCGCCTCGTTGGAATATCTGGTAATGTCAGCGGTGGGAAACGTCGAAGAATTGGTGCCGGTGCGAAAATAAACATCTTGGACTATGCCCTGGCTTGTTGATACGTCGTTGAACTGCATTAGGTTATCTTTATATTAAAATTATAGCACGGCAATTATGAACCGAATGTCCTGCTTATCCTCATCTTCCTCTAAAAGCAGGCACTTGCCCCAGCCTTTGACCATATCAGCCGATATGTTCCTGTAATGCCCTTGTTCGCCCACATCTTCATAATGCGCTGGACGGTTGACATTAGCGGCAGTACCGATCAATAGGCCGCCTTTTTTAAGCAGCTTAAGAGCGTTTTTAACGCTCAAATCGGCGTATTTATCGTGTTCTAGCATTTCGGTGGTAACTATGGTGTCAAATTTCTTCCTGCTCTTATATTCATGGGCGTTGCAAACGATGTCCACGCCAGGTCCGGCTATTCTATCTATCCCAACGTACTCGCAACCATCAAAAAACCCCCTAGGGCTGCCGTTAATATCGAGACTTCCTAATTCTAAGACGGAACAATCATTAAAATTGCCGGGGTAAACGACCTTAGCTTTTAGCAGAAAATCTCTAACTTGCTGGTGCATTTTTTTTGGCTGTATAGCGTTTCTTAAATTCCTCTACCACATCGTAAATCTCGATATCAATCGAGCCGTCGGCGGCAAGCTCGATCCTGCCGAACTCCTGGAACTCTCCCAGACTGGTCAGCGGCTTGACTTCCTTTTCTACCAGGTCGGTCACTTTTTCATTGATTTTGGCGACGATATGCTCAAGCTTCTTTATCTCTTTCAGCTCTTTGGACAGCTCACGCTCGATCAGGTCGTTAAGCTGGGTCATTGTTCCAGTAGCGAAGATGTCGCGTAATTGCTGGAACGTGCCTCGGTAAAAAGTCTTATCCTCGCCCTTTTCAATCGCCACGCCCTTGTCGGCCATAAACTTGTCGGCAATCTCTCCGGCCTTTTTGTCTATCTCTTCGTTAAGCTTCCTGCCACCATCGACGATATTTTTTTTGTCAATGAGGGCTTTTTTGATGTTTTCGTTCTTGATAATCATAAAGTTTCATATGCCTGCTCCCATTTGCAGGCATTTTCTAGAATTGAGTAGTTATTTAAGACGTATTTTTGGGCAGTTTTACCCATTTCTCGCCGCTTGGCCGGATTATTGAGCATAAAGCCAACATATTTGGCCCAATCTCTCATATTGTAAGCGATAAAGCCGTTTATGCCGTCAATATCCCTCGTATACGGGTCTTTGCCGTCATTGAATCCCTGCGCTATCACCGGGATTTCTAGCATTGAAGCCTCTAGGAATTTGAGGTTGGACTTGCAGCGGTTGAAATAGTTGTCCTTTCGGGGGATTAGGACAAGATCCAGCCGGAGGCTGTTCAGGGTGTCGAAGTAATCGGCCATGCCCACGAAAGGTTGCCACTCGATATCGAGCGAGTCCCAAAAGGCCAGCTCCTCTTTGTAGGTTTCCTTGACCAAATCGGTGTGTAATTCTTTGGGTGGCAGGCCGAACATCACCAATTTGACACCTTTGCGCTGACTAAGCTCTTTCAGAAGGCCCGTAATTGGCTCAAAATCGCCGTTTAAGGTAGTCGAACCGAACAACCCGACCCTTACGGCATCCGAGTTATTTTTCAACGGCTCCGGCCAATCCAGGGGGTCAACGCAATTCGGAAGAACAATGACGTTCTGGTTAATCTGCCGGTATTCATCGGCCAAGAAATCAGTCGTTGTGGTTACAAGGTCGGATATCTTAATGAACTCATCCAAAATCTTGCTTTTAGACTGGAAGAACTTGCCCAATTTCATCTGGTCATCGACTTTGTAGGTGTCGTCGTTATCAAAGACTATCTTCTTCCCCATTTTCTTAAGAAGCAGGGCCGCTTGCAGCTTTTCCTCGCTGTCCGGGCGGTGGAATACCACGACATCGGAATTGATGGCCTCTTGCGCCGAAAATGCCCGGTCTTTCCGTGGCGAGCGCAAGGAAGTCTTATCGCCGTCGTAGCCGTTATGGATCATCGGCATGAGGCAGCGGACATATTGGCAGCCGTCATAGCGGTTAGAAACGTAATAAACCCTCATAGCAGCCCTTTGGATTTGAGCAAATCAATGGCTGCTTGGGCTTCCTCGTCTATCGGTAGGTTTTCCACTTCTTCCTTAAGAGCAAGTCTTCCTGTTCTTGCTTCCTCATCGCTTGCTGGTTTAACCAGGTCAGCGACACGACCGATAACACGCTGTCCTCCTCCCCCTCGTTCCGGCTCGGTGAGGGCGTTTCCATCTGCGTCAATCCATATTCGTTGTCGCTTGGTGATGCGTTCATATACGCTCATATTATTTGCTTTCTGACCTATGGGGTGTCTCGGTCAGAAACGAACCCCATAAGCAAATATCTTAGTTAGTTATTTGACTAGCTGGCGGCAGAGTAGATCTTCACGCCGTAGGTCGCCCGGTTAATGATGACGCCGTACTTGATATCAGCTGTGGTGACGGTCGAGAGGTACTGCGGTACATAATTGGACTGGACACGGACCAAACCGGCCTGACGTGGCAAGCGAGCGGTTGCGAAGTGGATTGCATCGCTGTGAGCCAATGCGTTCACGCGTCCGGTGGTGCTTGCGACATAAGGGATCAGGTTGGACAGGGAAACCATCACGCCGTACAGCTTGGTTGCCGGGCGGTTCATTACCGGATCGTTGGCAACAGTGTTGATGTGCAGCTGGTAGGTAGTGATACCGGCAATCTGGTTCCACCAAACCTTGGTGTCGAAGAAGAAGCGGAAATTATCGTTACCGTCGCCCAACTCTTCCTTGGTATTAGCCTCCAAGATACCGATAGCCTTGCGGATATCTGATTCAGGGATAACCGTGGTCGAAGCGCCGACACTATCGGTAAAGCTGGTGAACAAAGCCACCAAAGCTGCTTCCAAGATCTGCATGGCGGTATAGCCTGCGTTCTTGGCATACTTTTCCTGCAAATACTGGGATTTGAGGAAGAGAGCCGCGTCGCCGTCTTCGATAGCGAAGGAAACCTCTGACCAGGTATTGACTACCAGGTTGACGTTGGTTTCAGTTACGGCGTTCAAGGTAACGGCAGCGCCGTTAGACTTGGCATTGCCAGCCATTTCGGTAATCGAACCGGTATGGATGGTATCACCGCCTCCGGTCAGTTCGTCGGAGCGGTTGGTGAAAAACAAAGAGAACTTCTGCTTTTCTTTCGGGAAGTCATTGGCCATCTTGTCCGACCACACCTCATTGATGAAGGCGTCAAGATTGCCGCTGGCACCCGTAAGGGTTCCTGTTGGGAAAGCCATTTAAGTCAAAGAGCAATAGAAAAATTACATGTTGGCCAGATATTCCTGGGCTTTGGTCTGAGCGAAAGTTTTATGCTCTTCATTGGTCATCTTCTTTTCTTTGGGGGCACTGCCTCCGCCGCCAGAAGCGCCTAATTGAGCCTTTCGCTTCTTGTCCTCGGCCCCTTTCCTTTCTTTGTAAGCGACGAAAAGCGGGTCTTTCTGCGCCTCGATCAAACTGATTGATTTGCCAGTCGCTTTTTCGCCAGCCTGGATTTTGCGGAGCTGTTGTATCTCCTCATCATCCAAGCCCTTGTCCTGCAAGAAAAGAATCTCGACATCGGCCTTAGTAACCTTGTCTTCTTGCTCTGCGTTATTTTTTAAGGGTTCAGCCTTGACCTCTTTCGCTTTGGCCTCGGCTTTCTTCGCTCGCTGGTAAAGGTCTTTGTTGGCTTTTTCAAGCTTGTCAGCCTTTTCCTGGAGCTTCTTGTAGTCATCGACGGTCAACTCCTCTTCGGATTTGGCCTCCTCTGACTCCTCTTCGGTTGTTTCGGCCTCCTGATCGCCGTCAAGTTCTGGAGAGTCTTGCAACTCGTCTAATTCTTCGATCATTTTGTTAAGGGCTAATGACAGCCCAATTATGCTGCTGCAAAGGGGAGCAACTACCCGATATGATAAGCGGCCTAAGCCGTTTACTTATATGATCTCTTTTCTACTGTGGCCTTATTGCTGAATGAGGCTAAACGTTTCATCGTCCTACTGACAGCCTCGTGTACCTTTTCTACCGCCATCGCCTCTATCGCAATATCCTCAAACCGTTTGCCATCTGTCTTTATCCGGCACACGTTGTCAGCCTCCTCTAAAAGCATAGCCTCAATAAGCGGCCAGCCTGCCGACCTCATTGTCGCTTTTATCGCTTCGGCTTCGTTCTGGTTAAACATTGGTGTCAACTTGGCTATTTAAAGCGTTCGGCTGCATAGCTGGCATCGGCTGTGCTGGCATCATCATTTGCTGCTTCTGCTCGGTAGTCAGCTTGAAAGGGGTTACGCCGTTATTCTCCATAAGTTGCTTAAAGGCCGGGATTTCAGCGACTGCTGGGTTGGATAGGATCAACTGCAATCCCTGGACGATTGATTCATTCTGCTGAGCCTTGTCGTAGGTTTCTCCGGTCGGGTCAAGCTTGATGCCGTATTTAAAGTCAAACAGGTCTTTTTCCAGTTTTACCTTGCGACCGACACGATCAAGTTGCTCTTTGATGTGCTGCTTTACCGCTTCTTCTTCTGCCGGGTCAACGGCTCGCTTCTCGGCGTTAGCTTTGTCGTAATACTCGGCTAAGACTAGATTTTCTACCGCCTTATCGTACAACTTAATATCATTGTCATCTTCGGCGATTTCCAGCATATCTCCCCGATTCCACTTCTTGACCAAGCTCGGAAAAATGTCTTCCAGCAAGATGTCAGTGATGCCTTGTGCAACCATCGTCCGCTCCTGCTTGAAAGCCGACTTGTAAGAGTTAGACATCATGGCCATACTTCTGAACGGCGTGCCTGATGGCAAATTATCGCCAGTGGCTATGTCAGGCAATTTGAGCTTCTTCTGTACCTGGCGGTCAATGCGGTCCAGCTCGTTTAACAGTAGTGAAAACGCCCGGTTATCAATACCAATCTGCTGCAAGTCCGCTGAATTGATGATCTGGCCGGAAATGGCTTGACGTAAGACGTTGGAATTGGTCTCGACATCGGTACTGCGTAAAAGCAATAAGGAAGCGATGGCGGTCGCTTCGGCGTTTTCATTAACAACGGTGTTGGCTCGCTCCTGCTCCGGGAAGCAGGTCTCATACATTCCCTTGCGGAGCCACATGCCCTCGTATTTGCCACAATGGATATCCCTGTAAGGCGTTTCGCCGTCTATCTCGTCGTCATAGAAAAGATACTCTTTCTCGTCTAACAGGTCGCAGTGGACGGCTTTGACGAACTTATTATCATTCTCCTCGTCGTAGCCGTAATACTCATAAACAGTTGCGTCTTCCTCGCTATCCTTCATCTTGTTCAAAAGCTTCTCAACATTGTTCCAAACATCCTTTTTCTCTCGTATCTGGTCGGCGTTAAGCTCGTGGATCTCGACGAAAGGCTTGTTGCGGATAGACTTCAATTTCTGGTTGAAAGCCACTTTACGCAAGTCGCACATCTCCCAGCTATTGCCGTCTTCTCCTTCGATAATCTTTAAAATAGTTGAGCCGAACGCCGCGTCTTCCTTGGTAACATCATCAACATCCACGCTGAAATTCTCATCCTCGACCCATTTGTAATACTTCTTTTGCAAGGCCCAGCCGCCAACAAAATTGAATTCTCCCTGGCCGACTGGGCGGAAGTCTTTGGGGTCTACGTCGAGCAGCTTCGCTTTGTGGTCGATGTACGGTGTGACCATTTGCCAGAAAATGGCGTTATCGTCGCTGCACTCGACAAACTTGTCATTCTTGTAAAAATAAATGCGGTCGATTATTTCTTTGGTGTTCCGGGTAAGGCCGCCGACAATTTCAATGCCCTTGTTGAAATCGTTAATAATCTCCTGCGTTTTTTGTCGTATAGTTTTCATCTGTATGATGGCTTTGCGCCAAAATTATTTGTAGTTTTAGGTTTATATGAGCTTAACCCGTACCTGATCGCGTCCATCGGGTTGCTCCATTCGTGGACCGAATCGTCCGGCTCGTTAATAATCCTGCCGTCTCGGTCTACCATAAACAGATAATTGTAATATCCTTTGACGGTCTTATCGCTTCTCCTGGTAACCGAGATGCGCTGGCTCTGGGTAAATTGAATGCCCTGGTAGACACTTCCCGGACCCTTCGTGGCCCCGATGATGGTCACGCCGTAGCTCTTGATCTCGTCAATGCTCTTCGGCTCTGCACTGTCGGCAATGACTAGGGCCTTAGGCAGATTGTTCAGGATGTCGGCGATGGCTTTGTTGGAAAGGCCTTTCTGGTAGGCGATTTCGTCAATGATGAAGCCGCCGTTATAGGCATAGATGGCTTCGATGACGGTAGGGTCATTGGTATAGCCGAAGTCCAAGCCGTATCGTTCAAGCCTAGCCTCATGGGGAATTTCATCAATAATCTGCCAGTCTTTATAAATCCGGCGCTCTTGGCTGCTCGGTTCGCCTAGCCATTTGTGCTTGTAAAGCGCCGGGCGGTGTTTCTTGTCGTCTTCTATCTCTTCCAGTATAACATGGGGAATCATGCCATATTTTACGGCGATGTCGTAATTGATATTGATGACAAGAGTGTTAGGCCTGCCCTCGATCACTAGGCGCTGGTGTACCGGGTCATCTTCCAATAGCCGGTTATAGGTGTAAACAATTTGTGACCCGTCTTTTCTGACAGTCGGGGTTAAGATTTCAATGCTTGCCTTTGATACTGTTTGGGCCTCCTCGACCCAAGCGATGTCTATGCCCTCGATTGACTTAACGCTCTGCTCGTTTCGATGTAGCCCTTTGAAAATGAAATCCGAGCCATTTATCTTGTTGCAAATCGAATTATTGGTTATCTCGAACTCATCTAGGCCGTATTGCTTAATAAGCTCTGAAAGCAAGAGGTGGGAGCTGTCGGCGATAGAATTCTGGAACTCTCTGAAACAAGCAATCTTTGTCTTTTCCATTCTCGCCCGAATCAGCAAGAACCGGGCTACCGTATGAGATTTTAGCGAATACCTGCCGCCATAAATTGCTGCTTCTCTCCAATACCTGTCGAATAACCTTTTATACTCAATCGGTATTTCAATTGTTTTTACCGCTGTTTTTACCGCTTCCATCTATGAATTTAACAAGAATAGGCGCTAATTTCTCTCCGTCTTTCTCTCCGCTGATCGGCTGTACTGCCTTGCCAAAATACTGCTCCATCAGAAACTTAATCATGATCGAGTCGCCCCCCTTGGCCAACTCGATTGCCTTTGCCGATATTTTCTCCATGTCCTTAAGCCCGATGTAGCTTGCTATCTTTGGCTTGTTGACACTTCCTACTGGTCTTGCCACTTTATTGGTAATTATCTTAATAAGTTATCTAATCTTAGCTATTTCTTCTTGGTCTTAGGTTTGCACTTTTCCGTCTTGCACTCAAAGCCATATATTTCAGTTTCTTCATCGTCCTCCTCCTCTTCCGTCAAGACGTCTATCACCTTAGCCAAATGCTCATTGTTGGCGGCGTCATAGATGGTCTTAGCCCTGATCCGTTTGCGGATGATGAACGTCGGCATATCTCAATGGTTAATATTCAGGGCAGGTCGGCTCGGCTTATTGTTTTAAGGCTCTCTACAAGCCTCTGCCTGCCTTGTCCTGCCACGCTACGTTTTCCTCAAAGAGGAAACTTATAAAACACCCTAATGTTATTCTAGCACATCGGTTTTGCCGTCTTTTTGGCTCAAGCCCCGGCAGTAGTCCTCGTAATAGTAGACCGGGCGCATGATTCCGTCCTCATCCTCCCTCTCTGTCGGCACTTTTAAAACAGAAAAGTCGTCAAGCTTGTAGGCGCCGAACGACTGTCTGATTGATGCTATTGCTTCCTGATGGCATTCTGTACGTGTGCATATGTCTATGACTGATTCCAGGTGCTTGTTGTACACCTTTTTTTGAATCTTGCGGCATCTGGCCACTTCCTGGCCATGGACTCCAAAGACGAAGCGATAGATAAAGATGATCGCCTCTCTGTCATTCATGCTGTTCAACAGCTCGATAGCGTCTCCTTGCTTCATAAGGTTAAGGATTCCCAGACAATCGCCCCAATATCTGCTGGCCGTTAGCATGTGTGGTTCCGGCTTTTCGCAAACGAAACGAGTTGCACAGGAGTCTCTAGCCTTATTTACTCAATATTTATGGGTATCTAACGAGCGGGGAACGTGAACCCTTGTTTTTGTAATTCTGTCACATAGACAGCCTCAACGTTATTGCTGACTCGTATATTTACCCACACCCGGCCGAAGCCAGACGGCACTTAACACTCTCGACCTTGTATGTACGAGAGCTATGGATTGTTTTCCGCTTTGGACGGATGCAGACAAACAACTTGGGGTTTAGCGTAAGGTTTGCATGCTGGCGAGTGTTGATAACTTATTGATATGGCTTAATTTTACCATTAATCTGAAATAATGTAAAGAAAAGCACCCGTCAAAGGGTGCTAATGGCATTAGGTGCCGGTGAAAATTTCAAGATTCTCGATACCGGCTACTCGGACATAGCAGCGGTGCGCCATCCTGACGATGGTGGCCGGTGACGGGTCCAAAAAGATGAGCCTGTCGAAGTCCGCTAAAAGGAACTCCTGGGCGTCGGTCAGCGACTCGTGGGTCATGCCGATAACATGAGCGAATCCCATTGAGTAGACCTTGGCTGCCGTCCAGGGGTCGGGAGCGACTACGCACAAAGGGCCTCCCGTCCGGTGGTAGTTGAAAAGATAGTCGTGCTTGTAGCCTTTCGGGACCATCCAAGAGGTGCTGCCCTTGGGCAAGAACATATAGCCGACGCAGTTTTCCCCTTTAGCGTCGTACATCTTGAAGCAGATTTTGCCTGCCAGGATACTTTTGGACTTGCAGACGCCGATTTCCAGGGCCGTGGCCGTCTCCTGGCTGATTCCTCCCATACGGAGGGCTGGGTGATATTCCAGTTTCAGGTCAGGAATAGGCCGTTTCGGGTCTTTCGGCTGGTCGATGAAGACCTTTTTGATTTCCCCTGCCGCTTCTACCAGGGAGATTCCCCGGTGGATAGCCACGAAATTGATGATTCCCCCCTTCCAGTCCTTCATATGAGGGCAAAGGAAGAGGTTTTTGCTCGGGGTGACGACAAAGGGGGTCTCGTTAATCATCCCCTTGATGCCGTCCGCTGTCTTGTCATAGAGGATTCCCAGATAGTCCAGGATCTCGATGAAGGGGATTTTCGAAATCTCTTTGAAGTCGAGGTACATAAAGGCTCCTTTCACTTGTATTGTCCACCCAGCCAGAGGCGTTGAAGCTCTGGCATAGACACAAAGACCAAGGCACGAAATGCACCCCAGCTAGATGGACAAAATTGTAAAGAGCCTCTTAATCATCATAACATATCGTTTTAAAAGCAAAAAGCCGACCTGTTACAGTCGGCTAGTTGTTTTTTAGGCAATCTCCGCTCCACCATCTTGACCACAATGGTTTTTAAGAAGTCGGATGGATAGGCGATGTGGTCTTCACAGCCCAAACGCCCCAATCGCTTGAGACGTGAGAATAACCCCTTGAGGGCGTGAAACGCCTATTCATTTACCGCCTAAGACGGCAATGGCCTATATTCAGTTTACCATTATCCAGGGGTCATCAGCGAGGAAGTAGAGCGGCGGTGCGATTGGTTCTTCAATTTTCACTTCTGGCGCCTTTGGAGCTTCGGGCGGCTCTGCCGTCTTTGGTATTTTCGGCGGTGGATAAGTCATGACGCGTACCGGCTTCTTGCCGATCCCCAAATAGGCTTCATGGCTGCCAAGCTCAAGGATGTCTCTCGGCTTGATGTTCAGCTCTCGGGATAAGGCTTGAGCATCATCGCTGTTAGCCGAAAGAATGACTAAGACATAGCAGCTTAGAAGCGAAGATAATAGCTTTCTATCAACCTGCTCCAAATTGTGACCGGATAGGTTGACCGATATGTTGTACTTCCGGCTTTCGGTCAGGAAGCGGTTGAATAAGCGGTTGATGAATAGGTGCTGTTCATCGCAATAGAAATAAAGCGGGGGCGAATCCTGCTTGGCCTGATGGAGGTAATACGATTTTATCTGGTGGGTTACAAGGTTGCCAATTAGGGCAGTTTCGTCGTCATCGAAGCCGTGGAGATCAAACACGACTATTTTCTTTTCCAGGGCTATTTTTGGTATATCCAGCTGATTGGCGCCGGAGACGAACGGCGTCAAGTCCTCGTCCTCGAACAAAAGCGAAAAACGGTCCGTCACCCTTTCCGCGCTCATCCTCAATTGCTCATATTTGTAGCCCTTGCTCTCGAACTCCTGCCAATAAACCGGCTTGCTATGGATGATGAAAAACTCGTCTCTAGCCCTTTTACTATCCAGGAATTCGCTTAGTTTTTCGATAGACAGTTTACCACCGGACATCACGTTAATAGCCTGCCTGACGATCCGCTGCATCTTGACCGTGATGGCCACCTGGTCGGTCAATGCCTGAACAGCCGAATTGACGACATCGACCAACTCGTTGGCATTTTTGCTGTTGTTAAGGTGAGTCCGCGAAAGAGGATTCAATGATATGGGGTTGTGCTTATCAACCTTGATGAGCCTGTCTTTCGGAACAATGGCGCAAACAATATCAGCCAAAGCACCGCCGGGGTCCAAAACGATTATCCCGGCGTCCAGGTCGTTCTTGATTAGGTTGGCGAAATAGGTGGTTTTGCCCGAACCGGTGCCGCCGATACAGAAAAGATGCTCATACCGTTTCTTTTGCGGAATCCACGGCCCTATCTGGCTGGGGTCAAGCTGTATGCCTAGTTTGACAAATCCGCTCATTCTTCAAAGACTTTTTTGATTTCGCTAATGGATTTATCAGCCTTGGCCTTGTCCGTATCAGCTTTGGCCCGGCGGCTCTTTACATCCTCGGACTTGAGCTGGTTATCAAGCTTCAAGTTTTCAATCTCCAATTCTTCTTTTTTGGCTTTCTGCTCCAAAAAGGTATTGAACGCTGAATCTATTTGAGCGTCGGCTTTGGGGTCAAGGGCTTTTATGATGAGCAATGCCTTGATGGCATCCGGATTGTCAAGTCCGCTTTCGATGATGGCCGCAATCGCCTCGTCTTTCCTGGCTTCCGCTTTGGCTTTTTTTAGCTGAATTTTTCTGGCTTCTGCCTGATCGTCAAGTGATTGCAAAGCTTCCTGGTGCTGTCTCACCTGAAGCTCTGCCGCCATTTTTGCTTCAACGAAATGACCGGTGATTAGGCTTTCCAACACGCTCGGGGCAAGCATAAGCTCGGCTTGCAGGTTGGTTATTTTCTGATTGATGATCCTGACATTTTCAACGTATTCCGCGACCTTTTGGACTCGCTCAGTGTCCAGGGAAATGCTTTTAGATCTAAACCATTGTCCTATCCAGGTCTTCGGTGCTGGCCGATTCAAAAGAGCGCTCAAATCATCGGCCAGTTGCACCATATTGATCCGTTCAAGGTCAAAAACAGGGGTTAGCGGCTTTGGCTCCTCGGCCTGCTCGATTAAAACCGGTTTCAGTCCAAGCAATTCAGCTTTTGTCGGCATATAGGTTAAACTCCTCTTGGCAATGCGGGCAGATGAATGATTCAAGCTTCCTTGAACACTTGACGCAATGGTGGATTATCAATCGTTCCTCGCCCTGCGTTTCGTGGCAATAATCACATTGCCAGTCATATTTGACCACGTACATTTTATCGCAATAGGGACAAGCATGATATTTCTTGCACTGATATCGAACCAATAGCCAATATGCAAAAGTTGATATTACTGCCATTGCTAACAGCGCCCATTTTTTGGTTTCATTAAGTTTCTCGCCGGGGATGACGCCAAATAAAATAAGAGGACTGACGACCATCAGCGCAAGAGCCGTTCCAGAAAACCATTTAGACATTTCATATTTTTTAGCGTAGTCAGACGTTTTCTTTGAAGGTCCAACCGGGCCAGTCTGCATTTAAGCCTCCTATGCACATAACAGAAAATTTAAACTGCTCAATCGGCGGACAAGGCAAGCCGACGTGCGGAGCTATTCCTTGCCAATAGCGGTACACGATCTCATCCCTAGCCAGCCGCTCATAGTTGACGCGCTTCGCTTCCAGGTACTCGGCCCACTTCGGCTTCTTGGCCTCGATCTCGATGAAGTTCAATTGGTAGCGGTCGCCATCGGCCAGGACAAGCAGGCCATCCGGCATAAGATAATTGAAGTTCGGATATAAAAACGACCTGTAAAAAGGCCGCTGCAAAAGTTTACAGATAGCGTCAGAGTTGTAAATTTCCACCCCTGCGCCCTTGGCCGGAGAGGGTAACAACTTGCGATTATACCCCTGTTTTTCTAGAAAATCCAATGACTTATAGGTGGCTGTAAAAATGCCGTCATTATTTACAAGGTAGCCGTGATCGCATAGGACCTGTAATTTTTTCTTGGTAGCAATCGACTTACTTTTTACAAGCTCTTGGAGGTGGTCTTGGGTGGAATAGCGGAGGAGTGCGGCGTAATAAATGGTCAAAATAATTCGGTTATGGGAGCTACCGGCTGCCAGTTCTACCAGTTCGGGATAGTCTATTTTAAAGGTCATTTACAACCTCGTATTAAGATGGGAGGGCAACCTCCCTGACGGCTTGTTCCTTGAGGTCAAGTACCCTTGACCAAAAAGGTTTCAAGACGGCTGGGAGAATGAAGGGCGGGCAAAGAATCAGATACCCCTGGTCAGATACTCATGCCTCATCTTCCTCGCCACTCTCCGGCATCTCCTCAAATCATCGTCTGCGTCTTTCCAGTCGTCAAAGATTTCTTTACAATTCTCCATTAGCATATCGCTATAATACTTTTTCTCTTTAATTTCAATAGATTTAATCATCTTGATCAATTTTACATATCTTCATTAATACCCTCATCTTGGCCTCGTCAACGCACTTCCTGCAATACGGATAATCCGGTATGTCCGGGTCACAAACCGGCCAAAAGCAAACCGCCTGCTTTCCACACTTACAGCACTTCTCATCTTTCGCATATCTCATATATTTAAGGTAACTTGCTCCGGCTCATTAAGCTTAAATCGCTTATATTTCCCGTCAGGCTCTCGCCTCAATACTCCTCGCTTCACCAATTCCCGACAGCGTTTCGGCAATTCGCTGCCTAGCATTGTTCCCTGGTAAAACTTACCCCCAAGTTTGGCCGGGACTATGCTCCCGAACTCCTTGACATACTCAACGATCAATTCGTGCTGGGTTTTCATATGGTTAGAAATTCAGGGTTCTCGTAGATGTTTCCAATAATTTCACAATGCTCAAGGTCTCTGTTTGTTATCTCGACAAACTTTTGCTGGTGTTCTCCGTGTCTTTTTGGTCGAAAACGTCCGTCTACAAAAAAGACTTCATAAACACCCTCGCAACCGTCAAATTTATATAATGAATTTAAAATATCACCCTCATAAATCTCCTTGCCGTTCTTGTCTTTGAGTCCGGTGAATAACTGGATATCATATAGCTCATCTCTTGCTATAAGTGATAACTTACTTGTTTTTTCATCAACATTAACAGTTGGCAAATAATGAGTTTCTTTGTCTTTGTGTATGTATGAATTTGTGTGTTTATCCCACACTCTAAATTTAATTTCTCTCATACGTTTTGACGTTTAATAATGTCAGTTATAAGTTTATTTAAGTCTTGAAGGTGGCTCATTACATCCCAGCCCTCAAGTTTGCATATTTGCATATCAATGAGGATGTCAGCCAATAGCTTATACTTCATTTGCTCCCTTGCTAGTTTATTAAGCTGCCTCGCTGTGTCATCACCTTCTATTATGACCGCCATGTTAAATCTTTAATAGTGAATTTTATTCCTTTAAATCTGCTATTTATATACTCCAAGGTTTTATCTTCATGATTCACTCCTCCCCATATCTGCCTAAATTTAAATTTTGCCCAATCTAGCGCGTCTTCTTCGCTAATTGTTTTCCAGCCGCTGAAAAGGCTTTTTAACATTACTTTGTTTTCCATAAATTTGATTTACCGGACTTAGCTTGTCCGTCTTTCCTGTAATGACAGCAGGAGGGCACCGAACGGGTCAATGTGGAGATTTAGCCGTCAAATCTCCTATTCCATATTGGCTAAATACTACATTGATGCGTTTGGGAGGATTCCTGCTAAAATTGGAAGACAGACGGAAAGTTATTTTGTTCCCTTTTTGATGTTATCGACTAATGTAATGAACTGAATATTTGTAAGATCGTAGCCTTTGTCATTATCAATCCGATCAACTGATGGCGTTAGGCTGTATGAAAAGCCGCTCTCTTTCCATTCGTTATACAATTTGTTGAAACTTGGGTCATCAAGTCCAAAATTGACAAACTCTTGCTTCGTAAAACTGACTGCCCTCCCTTTGTATGTCTTGAAGCGCTTTACTCTTCCAACAATCGAATCATAGCGCTTTCTAAGGTACGACTTCGGATTAAATTTGAGGTTAGCCCTGTATTTTCGGCAATACTCTTTGTCATTCCTTCCTGTATTTTTCCTCCTGGAACTTCTGCAAGTTTTACAGATGCTCATTCGTCCGCTTGCCCTGTCTGGCCTCCTGTGAAATTCGGTGACAGGCAGCGTCTCGGAGCAACAACTACATTTTTTCGTCTCCATACTTCATAAGCACAAAACCCAGCAACTTAGCTGCTCACCTTGCGAGAAAACAGCTATGTAAACTGGGTCTTGTGCGCAAGGTGAATTATGTTTAAATTATAACTCATTGATTTTATTGTGTAAATAGCAAGGACACACGGACAATAAAGGTGATCGGAGTGGAGTTCTAGCGGTGGGTGGGCGGGAGCAAATTAATGGCAACGGTCGAAACCGTACCAGGCGGACCAATTCCCATCACGCAATCTCTTGGCAATAGCCCATTCAGTGGCTTCCTTATAATTGAATCTGTCCTGCAATTTAATCGTGTTCTTGTGGACGCTGTTTATCATCCAAATACCGGAATCTGTAGTCATATTGGTGTTCACGTTCTGCGCCCACTCCTGCCATCCTGATTCGTGAGAGATGAGGCAATCAACCTCTTTCCAGCTCAATCCGGCTTTTTCGACCTCGGCCCGGACGTACTCCTTTACTGAAGTCTTTTTGTCGCTCAAATTGGCTGCTGGTGACGTTCAGCTCCGCTGGTGTCCAATTTACCGCCCTGACCGTCTTGACGGCTTCCTGCCCGATAATCAAGGCAGGTATGGCGTATAAAAGGAACATCAGTGACCATTTGTTAAAGATTAGCTCGGTGGTGGCGGTCTTGGCGAACGCCGTGATTTTTGGGTTCATACTTTTGATTTTTATGTTTTATTAGGCATACCATTTATCAACCTTTTCCCATTCATCAACAAGCTCTCCATAACCCAAGCTTCTTAAGAACAGACACAGGGCTTTATCGGCTTCTCCGTGGTCTGCTTCGGTATCTCCTGAATGGCAATATTCCTTGATATATTTGATCCATTTTTCCATATAACTGTTTATGAATTATTTACTAAGAACGGGGAGGTGATACAGCACGCTTAGCCCTGTATGGCCTATCTGGTCATCGACCAATCCCCTGTCTCAATAAACAATTGCTTACTTAAATCTAGGGGCTGGGTTTGACCGTAGCGTTCATATCCCTTTAACAGTTGGTTGGTGTGTCCTGATAACCCATTTAAGGGAAGTGGACTTGGCCTTACTCCCACCTAACTGACTACTACCAGCAGTCTGCCTGCGCTCCGTCGAGCGAACCCGATTCGAACGGGATTCCCTGTTCAGCTTTCAGCGGTTCTCTGTCCGCCACCCTAGATTTAAAGAAACAATTAATTGATGTTGAGGAGGCCAGATTCGAACTGGCGGCAGGTAATGAACCTGTATTCCCGGCACGGTGATCAATTCCTTCTCCCCAATAATTATTTGCTAAAGCCCCGGCAGATTTTAGGGCTGGACCCGCTTTCTTGTGCCCTTAGACTTTCCCCGAAACACTTATTCCGGATTAGATGTTCCAAGTCAGACTATATGCGGTGTCTTTCAAAATTGCGTTAATTCGCTGCTTATGGCCTTTCGGCTTCAAATCTGCCTGAACTTTAGTAAGTAATTAATTCCCTTATGCAGAGGAGCGTTTGACTAATCCCCATGCAAGAACGTCAAACCCTTGCCTCCGCCGCATAAGAAAACTAGTTTAGCTTCGCCTTGTATGCCTCGATGATCCGCTCCATTTCATTCCGGCGCCAGTCCTCGAATTTGGTCTTCCCTGAATAATTTTGGTGCCAATAGACATAAAGGACATCATAAAGCCGCTTTGTCGGTGATTTCCTCTCGATTCCTGCCTCGGCGGTTTCCTCCGGCACTTCGTTTGGCTGGATAGCGTTCTCTTTGAAGAGAAACCAGCCCTCTTTCTGTTCAAGGTCGAATAGTTTGGCCTTTTCCTCTCCGGTCAATTCTCTTGAAATATAAACGACCAATTTTAGGGTCTTGTCTTTTAAGGTGGATATGCCCTGAATTAGGGCTGGTGTTTGGAATAATTGCATATATTTGTTGGTGGCGGACAGGCCGGGTTTCCTGTCGGCCCGTCCGCCTATGTTAAACCGCCTTACGATTCCCGTTGTAAGGCGTTGGCCAGTCTGCACCGGCCAAGCCATACGCTGGATTATGGTTAATTATCTAACCGCTTAAAACTTCGGAATGGCGTTTACATCAATCTCCTCGCCGTTGACAGTCGCTACGCCCTGGGCGTTCGGGGCGGTGTTCTCGTGCGCCTCTTCCTGGGTTTCTTTCTTCACCCTGGCCTTTTCCTTTTCTTCGCTGGTCAGGCGTGGGGCCTCATTCTCGATAGGCAGGAAGTTTTCGATGTTCGAGTATGTCTTGCCGTCCTTCGTGTTGTTTTTGACCAGGACGCGGCACTGTGCGCCTATCAGGCCGTTCAGAAAGGCGGTGTCCATGTTGGCTTCCTCTGCCGGGCTCATCTCATGGCCAATGATCGCCTCGATGATCTGGTAAAGGGTATTCTTGCCGTTCTTGCCAATGTAGAGGAAGGTTGCGACATAATTCTGCCAGATGTTCCGGCCTCGCAAATCCTCGCCCTTCTTCATGTCACGCCCGCTTAAAAGGGTGAACTGGAAATTGAAGACCTTCTCGTAAACCTTCTCGCTGTCCGGCTTGTTCCGGGTGTCATAGGTCGGGCGGTTATCGACCGTAATGTCCAGCAGCTCGACCTGATAGACATTTTCAGGAAGCGGGTCATAACCCTGGGCTTCCTTCTTCTCGATTTTGAATTCTTCGTTAATCATACTTGTTATTTTAGTAAGTTAGTTGCTTGTTACTGCTCTCCGTCTTGATTATCACCGCTTCAGATGAACAATTAGGGCAAGGCTTCGATTTATCGAACGTGTCGCGCCCGGTTCCCTTGCAATATTTGCATCTCTTTTGGCGGTAGGCTTGCTGTTTGGGGGTTAGCATACGCTTATAAGGTTATGTATCGAATCGTGATTGACGCTATCACGGCCAGGAAGCCGATAAAGATAGCGCGTTCCTTTTGCCTCTTGTCTTTGGCGAGATCTTGGCGGTAGCGGTAGCCGAGGAAGTTTTTCATTTGGTTTTTATTTTAGTGACTTAGTGCGGAACATAACATCTCTCTGGTAAAGCTCTCTCTCGATTCCGAAGATGTCGTATTTTGGCAGGTTAGGAAATGGCAGGCTTTGGTCGAAAAGGTAATCGTATTGCTGCGTTCCCCAAGGGGCTGGCTCTTCTGGCTTTGGTACTGCCATTTCGTGAGGGGTGAGGAATCTGGCGGAGATAATGATGTTAAGCTTTTTGCGTTCCTTTTTCATACTTGTTTAAATGCTTTGTTAGAAGTTCCTCGATGAGCTTATTGAGGTTCGTCTTTTTGACTGCTACATATACTCTGGCCTTGTAATGTAGCTCGTCTGGCAGTCTGATGATTGTTGCTTTCATTGTGTTTCTTTATTGCTATCATATTATCAGTATAGCAATTAGCTTAAATCCTGTCCAGCCTAACGCCTTAATATTGTTATGTTATTTTAGCCAAAAAAAACATTTAGACATAAATCTAAATGTTAATTGAATGGAAGTTATCCCCAATTCATTTTTCCTGATTTGCAAGGTACTGCTCAATCGCTTCGGCCACGACTTTGGTCATGGGCCGCTTCTGTTCCTTCCTCACCTTATACAGCCGCCTTATCTGCTCGTCTTTGATTCGTGGCTGATACATGGCTACACCTCGATAATGGTCTGGTAGGCCTCCCGGTGCTTTTCCATGATGGAGGTCGGGGGAGACGTTTTTAAGGCCTCGGTTACGGCGTTGAAGAAGCTCCACTTGTTCCGGGGCTGGAAGTCAGCGTGGCTGGGTTTCAGCCATTCGTCCCGGACGACGGTAAGCTGCCGGGGGCTGATGATTTCCCCGAAATACAGCTCGCCCATTAAATGAGCGGCTTCCAGGTCAATCATGGGCAAGGCTTTCAGCCGTTCGGAGTCGGTTATCACCTTGTCCAGGTTCTTTTGGCTCTTGTAGAGGGTGGAAATGGTCAGGTCTTCCAGGGCCGTCCAGACGTTCTTTGTGTGTTTTTTCATTACGACGATATCGCCGTTCAGGGCGAGATTATCGCAGACAAAGCAACTGGCGCCGATGGCCATGCCGACTGACATCGAGCGGTCATAGCTGTTCCTGAAGGCTACGGACAAGCCAAGCTCGTTGTGGTCACGCTTGAAGTTTAAGAGGGCAAAGAGTTGGTTTCCTTGCCTGCCGATGGCGTACTTTTCGCCAACCAGGGTGTAGTCGGTCAGAATATCCCGGCTGATGGTCAGGATACGGTCTGTTAGGCCGTAATGACTGACCGGGGTGTAACTGTCCGTCTGGGGTGGTAATGCGATGAGATCCAATTCCTGCCGTCCAACTTCTACTGCTCCACGATGCAACATCATACCGTCCATAAGTCACCTCCGTTTTAGGTTGTACTGCTTGTTAAAGGGCTATATTAATTTGACTCTGTTTCCTTTGGTGGTTTGCCAAATGGGTTGGTCTAGTTCGGTAAATCTGTGGAGGGGGAGAAAGCGGAAAGAATGGTCTGGCAGGTCTTGGGCTACTTCTAGGAGGTGCTTGAAGCCGCTCTCTTGCATGGCGATGGTGGCATAAGCTTTAGGCTCCGAATATTGCATCGGTCGCCAATAGACGTTAAAGCGTTCATGGGCGTAGATGTAGAGATATTTGGTCTGACTAGGCAGGCCCATTTCCTTGAAGCTCATGGCCTTGTTTTTTAATAGTTTTTCTTTATAGATGGCTTGGGCGGATCGTGACCGCTCCAGCTCGATTATAAAGACGTATTCCTTATCGCCCTTAAGCCTGACTATAGCGTCTGGTCTGTATGGCCTGCCTTTATGCTTAAACAATGGCAGGTAATCTATAACTATGTCGTAGTCTTCATAAAGGTAGACGAAAGCAGCCAAAACATCTAATAGGGCGAACTGGTGTTCCAGCTCCCTATAAGCTATCTTATTGAGCTTTGAAGCGATGGGAGCATAAAAGGTATTATGCCGGAAGCTCCGGCCGTTATAGGGGTAGTGTTCAAGCTGTTTTATCAGCTCTTGCTTTTTAAGCTTCTTTATCGTCCGGGTGGCGGTCAGTAATGAGCCGCCAAGCGTTTCGGCTCTCTGGTTCCAGGGCTGGAATGTATAGACGGTAGCCAGCCCGAGAATGTTGAGGGCGGTGCTGATTTTCAT